CGCAGTAAATACAATACCAGACAGATGTCTTAGTTTTCAGATTATATTTACAGGATGCGAAAGCGACTTTGACGATAGTGAAAATGTACATGGTGGTGCAATGTGGGCAAGAATGCCAATTACAGCACTAGTAGCAGATGAGATGTATGAAGAATGGCCTGAAACAATGGCAACTCATCTAGCACAACCTTGGGACTGCAGTTCTCATCACCATTCGATTGTTAGAATGGAAAGAGTAAGTTCAAGTCCTTGGATATGTAAGATTGACGGTGAATTTTATCAAGGTAAATATTTATTCACAGTTGATTATACAGAAAGCGACATAGCTGATGACCCAGCGCAACATAAACAGAGTCACGTACTTCAGCTAACGGACGCAGGTAAATGGACAGGTAACATTGTTGCCTTGCCTAATAATAGAGTAAGGGCAACAAGTCCTGCTTTATGGGAGACAGGTGAAGGTCCGCCAGACTTTAAGCCTAGTCAATATGCACACGCTGCAGAAATACATAATAGTTATTTAGACCCTGCAGTTACATTTGATAATCTATATGCAAAGGATACAAAATGAGTGAAAGAAGAAAAAAAATGGTCAGGGCTTTGATGGCGTATTTAAAAATAAAACCAGAAGACCTGGATAAAAAAGTAAATAGTAAAAATGCTGTGTTAAATAGAGTTATGAGTCTAGTAGACCAAACTCAAAAACCAACTAAAAAAAGAACTGGAGGAATGGACATGATGAAGAAAAAAGGGTATGCTCGTGGTGGAGCTAAAATGAAAAAAATGAGAGCAGGCGGCGGAAAGATGCCTATGGCTAAAGACCCTAAAACTGGAAAAATGGTTCCTACCTATGCTATGGATGGCAAAGGCAAAATGAGAGCTGGTGGAACTATGAAGAAAAAAGGTTACGCTAGAGGCGGCACTGCTAGAAGAAAGTAATGTCCCTTAAAGCACCACAGCAATCCCTAAAAAATTGGGGAAAACAAAAATGGAGAACCTCTTCTGGTAAACCTTCTAAAGGTAAGAGGAGGTATCTCCCTGACGCTGCTTGGAAAGCTCTTAGTCCTGGTGAAAAAGCTGCGACTAATAGAGCCAAAGCTGCAGGTAATCGTAAAGGTAAACAGTTTGTAAAACAACCTAAAAAGATTGCCAAAAAAACTAGAGCATATAGGACATAATATGGCTGAATACCAAGGAAAAAAAGTTAAACTTAATACCCCTAGAGCTATACGAAAAGGTGAACCTGGGTATGGTAGAAAATCTAAAGTTGTATTTGTTAGAGATGGCGAAAGAGTAAAAAGAGTTATGTTCGGTGACCCTAATATGCCAATCCGCAAAGATAACCCTGCAGCCAGAAAGAATTTTAGAGCACGACACAATTGCGACAATCCTGGCCCAAAAACAAAAGCTAGATATTGGTCATGTAAGGCATGGTAAAATTATTGGATAAAATTATTAAATGGCTAGAATCTTACACTAAAAAAAGAGTAGAGTATCTTTCAGGTAAAGGTAAAAAAGATGATTAGTGCCATAACAAGCATATTAGGTTCAGTTGGTGGATTAGCTACATCTTATATAGATGGCAAAACTGCTGTTCAAAAAGCTGAAGCACAGATTCGTATGAAAGAAGCAACAGGCGAGATTGATTGGGAGCTTGCTGCTATAAGAGCCACACAGAGTTCATGGAAAGACGAATGGCTGACTATAATTTTTACACTACCTATGGTACTCTGTTTCTGCGGCGATTGGGGACGACAGGTCGTGACTGATGGGTTTATCGCTTTGCAGAATATGCCTGATTGGTATCAAATTTCGTTGGGTGCGATAGTGGCCGCATCGTTTGGGATACGGTCTGTCAGTAAGTTTTTTGGAATGAAGAATAGGAAATAAACTTGCACATATAAGATATGAAGTAAGATTTATAGGGGAACGTAGATATCCCTTAACAAAAATTAAATACCATAATAAATGGGCGAAAGAAAGGAAAAAGCGAGATGGCGTATTCACTAGGAAAAAGCAGTCTTTCAAAACTCTCAACAGTTGATAAAAAACTTTGGACTATTTGCCAAGACGCTATAAAAATTACACGTATTGATTTTGGGGTGATTTGTGGAAAAAGAACATTGGCAGAGCAGGAAGCCCTTTTAGCAAAAGGCGCGACGCAAACAATGAAATCAAAACATCTTGATGGATTAGCAGTGGACCTCATGGCGTATATTAATGGAAGAGCATCTTGGGAGTTGAATGTGTATGACGATATTGCTGATGCAATGAAAGAAGCCTCACGTAAAAATGAAATACCAATACGTTGGGGTGCTGCTTGGCACATAGATGATATAAGTAAATGGACTGAGTCAATGGAAGATGCTATGAATAGTTATATAGACCTAAGACGTAGTCAAGGCAGAAGACCCTTTATTGATGGCCCACATTTTGAGCTTTCATAATGGGATTTTGGTTACCAATTATACTCTTATGTTCAGCACCGTATGCACAAAGTTGCACTGTTATAACAGGTAATGAGTTAGTGCCAACTCAAGAAGAATGCTTTAAACAATCAGTTAGAAAAGCAAAGATAGCTATGGAAAGTCCTAGTGTGTTTCAAGCACGGCCAATGTGCCAGATTATTCCAGATAAAATACTACCAGAAAAAGGAACTAAATTATGAACTGTTGGGTATGTAATGCAGAACTTATTTGGGGCGGAGACCATGATATAGAAGAAGAAAATGAAGATTATAGTATAGTAACTAATCTTTCATGTCCTAAGTGTGAAGCACATGTTGATGTATATCATTCAAAATTAAAGGAAGCACATAATGAAAAAAATGCATAGACGAATGAGTATAGGTGGATTAGCAGGCATAGGTAATCCTAGTAGTGGTAACTTAACTGGTAAATCTCATATTACAGCGTTACCTACTAATACTGAAACAAGCCAACAAGCTAATACTATGCCTAATGCATATATGGCTGCAAAATTAAAAAGGGGAGCAGTTATGTCTCGAAAGAAAAACAATAAATAATGCCAGAATTTAGATACACGAATGCAAAAGCAGATTTAACAGGAACATCGCTGACAACAGTTTATACTGTGCCTGCTAAAAGTTATGCTATTATACATTCTATATTAGTATCTGAAGATTCTGGAAATGCAGATACGATTACTGTTTCTATTACAGATGCAGAATCTAGTCCTGCAACTTTTAGTCTTTTTAAAACAAAATCTATATCAGCTAACGGCACTTCTGAACTTTTAACAAATGAGTTAGTATTAAAAGCTAGTGAAATATTAAAGTTCCAAGCGGCTACTGGAAATAGATTACATGTAGTTGTATCACTACAAGAATACTATACAGGTATTGGATAATATGGCATTTAAAAGAAATTATCGTAAAGAATATGATAACTACCAAGGTAGACCAAATCAAATAAAAAGAAGGGCCAGCAGAAATAAAGCTAGAGCCATTATGGCAAAACGAGGACTTGTAAAAAAAGGTGATGGCAAAGATGTACATCATACAACAGGTAATCCTATGAATAATTCTAGGCTATCTGTAAAAAGTAAAAACAAGAATCGTTCTTTTGCCAGAACTAGAACTGCAGGAAAGAAAGTACGTAATGCCTAAAGAATTAACAGATTTACAAGAAAAATTTTTAAATGCATTGTTTGGTGAAGCTAAAGGCAACTATGCAAAAGCAATGCGAATTGCTGGATATGCACCGAGTACAAACTCCCATGTAATTATACAATCTTTACGTTCTGAAATTATTGAACGTGCAGAATTAGAAATGGCGGCGAATGCACCAAAAGCTGTTATGTCAATGGTAGGAGTACTAGATGACCCAACTGCTATGGGCAATAGAGAAGTATTAAGCGCATCACAACAAGTATTAGATAGAGTAGGATTATCAAAAGTAGAAAAACTAAATGTATCTTCTGATAAACCTATTGGATTATTTATATTACCAGAAAAGAAAAATGACGATAGCCAAGAAATTGAATCCAACCAATAGATACGACAGAATGAGTGGACCTAAAGTTCCTTGGGGATATAAAGTTAGTGACTACGACCCATATCTTTTATTGCCAATAGATGAACAATTACAAGCATTAGATGAAGCCTACTCATATTTAAAACATTCTTCCTACGAAGAAGTAGCACGATGGTTAACAGAGTATACAGGTAGAAAAATTACAGGTATGGGATTGTGGAAGCGTGTAAAAAAAGACAAAGCGGATAAACAAAAGTATGTTAAACAAAAACGCTATGAAGCCAAGACCGAAGCGCAAGGTAACGTCACAACGCAAGCTAACGTCTGAGGAACGCAAACTAAAATCAGCTAAGTTAAGTCTTGTGCATGCACAAAAAAAGATTGCTAAGCTTGAAAAAAAAGAAGAAGAAGTTAGTTACGAAGAGGTTAATCCTAATTACGATGAACCTACAGTAACAAAGCAAGACCCAACTATTTTGTTTGAACCTAATAAAGGTCCACAAACAGATTTTTTAGCAGCTCCAGAACGAGAAGTATTATACGGAGGAGCAGCTGGAGGTGGTAAAAGCTTTGCCTTAATAGTTGACCCACTAAGATATTGTACTAATAGTAATTTTAATGCACTAATACTAAGACGTACAAACGATGAATTAAGAGAACTAATACATAAAAGTCAGGATATATATCCTAAGGCTTTTCCAGGTGCAAAATGGATGGAAAAAAAGAGTCAATGGACGTTTCCATCTGGTGCTAGAATCTGGATGACATATTTGGAGCAGGATAAAGATGTACTACGTTACCAAGGTCAAGCATTTACTTACATCGGTGTGGACGAACTTACGCAATACAGTACGCCATACGCTTGGGATTATCTCAGGTCGCGTCTTAGGACTGCAGACCCGAACCTACCTGTTTATATGCGAGCTACGACTAATCCTGGTGGTCCTGGTCATATCTGGGTTAAAAAAATGTTTATTGACCCTTCTATACCCAATCACTCATTTGCAGCGACGGATATCGAAACGGGTAAAGTATTACGATACCCTGATAACCACTCTAAAGCAGGGGAGTCGTTATTTAAAAGAAAATTCATCCCAGCAAGATTAGTAGATAACCCTTATCTAGCAGAAGCGGGTGATTATGAAGCAATGTTACTTTCTTTGCCAGAGGTGCAGAGAAAACAATTATTAGAAGGCTCTTGGGATATTGCAGAGGGTGCAGCGTTTGCAGAGTTTCAACGAGACAAACATGTGGTAAAATCATTTGATTTACCTAGTTCATGGAGAAAATTTAGAGCATGCGATTATGGATATTCCTCTCATACTGGTGTTCTTTGGTTTACCGTAGACCCCTCTACAGATACTTTAATCGTGTACCGAGAGTTATATGTTACTAAAGTTACTGCAAAAGAGTTAGCACATATGGTCATGGAGGCAGAAATTAACGATGGTAATCTTTCTTACGGTGTGTTGGACTCTAGCCTTTGGCATAAGCGTGGCGATACTGGTCCATCTTTGGCTGAACAAATGATTGTGGAAGGCTGTAGATGGCGACCATCAGATAGAAGTAGAGGCAGTCGAGTAGCAGGCAAAAACGAAGTGCATAGACGACTTAAAATTGATGAAGATACCAACCGTCCAGGTTTGGAAATATTTGACAGCTGTACTAATCTTATAGCTCAACTTCCTGTTTTACCTTTAAGTAAACAAAACCCAGAGGATGTTGATACAAAAGCAGAAGACCATTTGTATGATGCGTTAAGATATGGTATAATGTCACGACCAGTTAGTAGGTCTATTTTTGATTATACTCCTGCAACGGAGGCGGCAAAATGGACTCCAGCTGACGCAACTTTTGGATATTAAATATGGCAGAACAAGAAGATAATGTAGAAGGCTTTATGGTAGAATCAGATAGTGATTCTGATTATTTAGCTGGGTATGTGCAGAAAAAATTTGAGGACGTAGAAAGTAGTCGTCGAGATGAAGAAGAGAGGTGGCTAGATGCGTATCGTCAGTATAGGGGCTTGTATGGACCTGAGACACAATTTACATCAACAGAAAAATCGCAGATATTTCTTAAAATTACAAAAACAAAAGTCCTCGCAGCATACGGACAAATTACAGATGTCCTCTTTGCAGGACAAAGGTTTCCAATCGGCGTTGAACCAACGCGTATGCCTGAAGGCGTAGAAGAAGCTGTACACTTTGACCCGAAAGCACCAGAAGAATTATTAGATGAATTAAGTAAAACTTATGGTTTTGCAGGAGATGGAAAAGAATTACCTCCTGGGGCAACTCAACAATCTATGAGAGATTTATACGTTGGTAGTTTAAAAGAAGATTTAGAACCGATTGAAGATAAACTAAAACCTGGATACGGTAAAACAGCTACATCACAAACAATAAGTCCTGCTCAAGAAGCATCTAAAAAAATGGAAAAACTTATACTAGACCAACTAGAAGAGTCTAGTGCATCTAAGCATCTTAGGTCTACTGCTTTTGAAATGGCGTTGTTTGGCACAGGAATACTGAAAGGTCCATTTGCTTTAGAAAAAGAATATGCAAATTGGGATGATGAAGGTAACTATTCACCTGTTATTAAAACTGTACCTAAAGTAGAAAATGTATCTATATGGAATTTTTACCCAGACTCTGATGCTAAGAACATGGAAGAGTGCGAATACATTATTCAAAGACATAGATTAAGTCACTCTGAATTACGAGGATTAAAAAAACGACCATACTTTAGAGAAGATGCTATAGATGACTGCATCGGTATGGGAACAAACTATGTTCGTAAATGGTGGGAAACAGACCTAGAAGATTATAGAAACTCTTATAATGTTGACCGTTTTGAAATACTAGAGTATTGGGGTAACATTGATAAGAACATGGCTGAAGAAGCAGGTCTTGAAATACCTAATGAATTTGATAATGTTGATACATTACAAATTAACTGTTGGGTTTGCCACAATACTATACTACGTTTAGTAATTAATCCATTTACTCCAAAACGTATTCCTTATTGTGCTTCACCATTTGAGTTAAACCCTTATAGTTTTTTTGGTGTAGGATTAGCAGAAAATATGACTGACACACAGCAATTGATGAATGGTTTTATGAGAATGGCCGTTGATAACGCTGTGCTGTCTGGTAATCTTATATTTGAAATAGATGAAACTAACTTAGTTCCAGGACAAGATTTAAGTTTGTATCCTGGAAAAGTATTTAGAAGACAAGGTGGTGCTCCTGGGCAGGCTTTGTTCGGTACTAAATATCCTAATGTATCTCAAGAAAACATGATGATGTTTGATAAAGCTAGGCAAATAGCAGATGATGCTACAGGTATACCTTCTTTCTCACATGGGCAAACAGGAGTACAAGGCACAGGAAGAACAGCGGCTGGCATATCCATGTTAATGGGAGCGGCGCAGTTAAGTATTAAAAGTGTTGTAAAAAATATAGATGACTATTTACTTCAACCATTAGGAGAAGCATTCTATGCTTTTAATATGCAGTTTAATTATGACCCGTCAGTAAAAGGTGATTTAGAAGTAAAATCTAGAGGCACAGAGTCTCTTATGAAAAACGAAGTAAGGTCACAAAGACTACTACAATTACTGCAAATATCTAATAACCCTGCATTAGCGGCGTTTGTAAAGTTACCTGTTGTGCTTAGAGAATTAGCAAAATCTATGGATTTAGATGCAGAAAAGTTAATTAATGATGACAGAGAAGCATATTTACAAGCTGAAATAATTAAAGCTGCAGGCGCAGGAATGCAGGCACAACAACCACAAAATGTTCCTGGAATTAATCCACAAGACCCATCAGGGGGAGGCGCAGGTAATATTGGTGTAGGTTCAGCTCCATTACCAGAAGAACAAGGCTTTAGTGGAGTACCTAGACAAACACCTGAAACACCACCAGATTTTGGAGGAATGCAGTGACCCCTATAGTCGCAAAAAAATTATTAAGTTTAGTAAATACTAAAAAACACTTAGACGCACTCGATGAATATATGCAGGAAAGAACATTAGCTGCTCATTTAATAATGGAGCAAGCTACCGACCCTAAAGATTGGTATCAAGCACAAGGTGCAATTAAAGAACTTAGAAGACTTAAAACATTACGTGATGAAGTCACACAAGCTGCGGAGGACAAAAATGGCTGAAGATATGAGACCCCTATCAACAGATGATTACACAGACACAGAATTTACTGAGCAACCAAAAAAACCACTAATAGAAAGACTAGCAGGTGGCCCATATAGAGGTAGAAAAGGTGCTGGGTTTCTTCATAATTTAAAAGCTTTAGGTGCAAGAGCACTGTTTAAATTTTTGAGGGATGACGATGCAGTAATGGATGCGTACAACATATCTAGAGAAGTGGCCGAAAATTTACAGTTTAAAGATGATGATATGACAGAGGATACTTTGCGTCATATATTATTAGGAGGACTTGTAGAATCAGACCAAGGACAAGGAATTATTGCTGACCGAGAAGGTAAAGACCCTGAAAGTAGAATTGATAATAATAATAATTTATATGGTAAAGCTTTACGTGAAAAATATCCTAATAAAGATGATTTTATTAACGCCGCTGTTTCAATTGCAGTGTCTATTGCAGATAGAAATTTTGAAGGGATGGAGATAGGAAATTTAAAACCGATGTTAAGTTTGGGAGCAAAAGGAAGTAGTGCATTTATTGGTCCTGTAATTCCTGAAAGAATAGTAGAAGAGGGCGGCACAGCATCTACTCCTGCCCCCGCTCCGATACCAGAAAATATAAAAGAACCAGACCCAATGAAGTCTACAGATGATTATACTGTAACTCAAAAAAAAGGGGGCATTATGAAAGCTCAAACAGGCACAATGCCAATGACTAAGGCAACTTCCAATCCTACAGGCAATAAACCCCCAGAAACAGTAAATGTACCAAGAGGAGTTGGCAGACCTAAAAACGAACCTGAGTCAAATGATATAAGAGATATAGCTATTGCAAAATTAAAAAATTCTTTAGGTCTTAAAAAAGGTGCTGTTAAAATTGATAAAGAATTAAAAGAAGGTACTAAACCAAAAGAATCTACAGGTATGGCTGTTATGATTGGTCTTGGTGCGCCTGAAATAGATTATAGTAAAGGTGAAGAAGGTGACCCACCTCCAGGAGCTACTAAAAAAGAAGTAGCAGACGACCAAATGGTATTGATGAGTGAAGGTGAATTAGTTGTACCTGCTAATGTTGTAAGATATCATGGACTTGCAACGTATGAAGGTATGCGCAGAGAAGCATTATCTGGATTACAAGAAATGGAATTTGATGGACAAATATCATATATTGATGAGGGCAAAACTAAAAAGACTCGTGAAGGCGGCATTATGAAAGCTCAACAAGGTATAACTCCTTTACCAGCTGCAGAAGCTGCATCATCACAATTTTTAATGAAACCTCAAGATATGGAAGTATATACTCCTGCAAGACCATTTCCTATTAGACCACTTGAACCGCAATCTGTGTATCCTCAAGTATCTCAGTATACTCCAGTTTATCCTACATACGCAGGACTTGCAGGGTCTCCTAAAGTAGTAGCACCTAATATAGGTTATTACTTGCCAGAAGAACAAAGGTCATCTTTTATGAGACCTGATGCATATCCTACAGGTGTTGTTCCAACTGCTACATCTATAGGTGCGCCTCCTGTAGTAAATACTATTCCTTTTGATGATATGCTTTCATCTACACCTCCAGCAGCAACTACTACACAACCAACTACTACTACTACTGCTACTACTACACAAGCAGAACCACCACAAGTGGTTAGTGAGGAACAAAAAGATTACATACGAAGTGGGCAAGCTGACCAAGAAATAGCTAAAGCTAATAGAATAGCACAAGAAGCTGAACAAGCTAGAGAAGATGAAGCTAAAAGGACTTACCCACCATTTACGGGATTTAGTGATTATTCAATAGATATGAACCAATTATCTAAAGAAAATCTTAAAAAAGAATTTGATACACTACAAGATACTACAGCTGAAGGTTTTAAAAATTTATTTAGAGGCCCTGTAGATTTAAAAACAACATCTCCATTTGATAAAGATGCAGGTAAGTATGGAACTTTACCTTTATCTAATTTGCCTAGTGCTTTTCTAGAAAGCATTACTAATCCACAAAGAGCAGCTATACGTAATAAAAATTACAATCCTAGTAAACTTGATATAGCAGCAGCTTTAAATCCTAGTATAAGATTTGATAAAGATGCGTTAGAAAAAGCAAAAAATGCCTTAACCCCAGAGCAATTAAAACAACATGGATATGATGTAAATAATCCAAATACTGTGCAAGTTTTTACAGGAAAGTACGACTCAGATGGAGACCCAATAATTCAAGAACTTGGAACATATACAGGCACTACTCAAGAAGCTTTAGCTGAAGCTAATAGAACATATACTGACGCGGGTACGTATACAGCTAGAGAAAAAAGTAAACGACGCGGAGAAGCAAATGAGCGACGAGCAAAAGAAACAGGACTTGCTGCCGAAGGCATAAAATATGTAACTGCAGCCGAACAGGCCGCGTATAATAAAATTAATACTGCACTAAACGAAGGACAGTTTGACCCTAATGGTGTTATGGGTGTTAAACAATATGCTGATTTTAAGAAAACAGGATTACAAATGAATGATTTCTTTAAATTATCTAGAGCAGAACAAGCTTTTTATGCCGCCGCTAAAACAGGAGATACTGTAGAACCTTGGGTTATTGATTCCATGAAAGAAGGAACAACTCAAGCTTTTGATGATATGAATAGAACAAATAACGCTAACACTTTAAGAAGTGATAAATATGAAATTCAATCAGATAAACAATTTAAACCTGCAGATGCAAGAGAAGGTGTAGAAGTTAATGTTATGAGTTATTGGCAATCAAAAGAAGGCCGAGAAAAAGCAAAAGAATTAGGTGTAAAGGTAAGATAAAAAAACTGTTGCATACTAGATACACTTTGTGATATAATAGAAATGGCAGGACATTTATAAGGAGAAATTAATGAGTGAAGCGATTGGTGCTGTAAAGCAAGATATTAAAAAAGTTCCTATGCGATATAGCAGAGATACATCACATGAAGATGCAGAACTAAAAAGATTAGAAGAAGAAAGAGCATTAGCTTCTAAAAAAGAAATAGAAGCAAAAGAAGATGCTGAAGAAACAGCTAATCTAGATGCAGAAGAAAAAACTTTTAAAAAACGCTATGGTGATTTACGTAGGCATATGCACCAACGTGATGAAGAAAGCAAGAAAAAAATACAAGAACTTGAAGCACAATTAAGTTCGGCTACTCAAAAATCTATTAAACTGCCTAAAACTGATGAAGAATTAGCGGCGTGGTCTAAAGAATATCCAGATGTAGCTAAAATTATAGAAACTATAGCATCTAAAAAAGCTAAAGAGTTTGATTCTAATATTGAAAAACGATTACAGGCTATTGCAGAAAAAGAAGCAGAAGCCGCTAGAAAAAGAGCAGAAGCAGAATTAATAACTAAGCATCCTGATTTTGAAGAAATTAGAGCTGACGAACAATTTCATGAATGGGTAACTACTCAACCAAAATGGGTACAACAAGCATTATATGAAAATGATTCTGATGCACATGCCGCCGCTAGAGCAATTGATTTATACAAAGTTGATATGGGCATTATGGGAAATAAAAAGAAAAAGTCCAATAATGATGCCGCAAAAGCTGTAACAACAAAAGGACAAAATAATGTTGCCCCTACAAAAGAAAGTCAAGGCAATCAATGGAAAGAGTCCGATGTTGCACAGATGAAAGCTCATGAATATGAAAAAAATGAGAAATCAATTATGGAAGCTATTCAATCTGGAAACTTTGTATATGACGTCACAAGACCACAAAGATAATTTTTTTCTTTACATTTATCTGTTTTTGTGATACAAATTATATATTTATGGCAACCTCTTAATAAGACAACTTGCCAAAAAGTGTCTACACAATAACACTTAATACTTTTTTTGAACTCTAAGTGTAGTAGAGTGTCTGATTTTTTTATACCTATTACCTACCCAGAATCTATCGCCCCTTTTGGATACCCTTAGAGCACTGGCCTTTTAGTGTTTAGAGAATCGGTTATAGCCTATTGGGAGACAATACAATGGCATTTAAGACAGCAACTGGACATAGTAGCTTACCTAATGGCAATTTTAGCCCTGTAATCTACTCGCAAAAAGTCCAGCAAGCCTTTCGTAAAAGCTCTGTTGTAGATAGCATTACTAATAATGACTATTTTGGAGAAATTGCGAATTACGGTGATACTGTTAAAATTATTAAAGAACCAGAAATCACTGTAAAGGAGTATGCTAGAGGAACTCAGATTACTCCACAAGACTTAGATGACGAAGATTTCTCACTCGTGGTGGACAAAGCTAATTACTTTGCATT